GAATTCTATTCGATCGCGATTTATTTTGGTGTCGAGAAAGTATACCAGAGATATCTTGACACAAGATATGCCCACGGGACAGGGGCCGGGAATTGGCAGACGAAAACTGACGGAATTCAAATCGAGTGGAGTAAAAAGGAGAATGGCGGGTTGCTGTTTTACTGTCCAGCGCCGAGCGTCATGGATGCTCAACGCGACGCGATCAGAAAAGATCTTGAATTCAATCATGATTTGTTGATTTCATCAATTAATACACCATTAATTTTTGTAAATCCAGCATGTCGGAACACGATAACGGCTTTACGGAATCATCGGTTTGTAGAAGGTTCCGAGCGGGAGACTGAGCATTACAAAGATTTTTCGGATGCGATTCGCATTTGTTATGCAGGGATGAGTACCTGGCATTACAGGGACCCGATGCAGACCAAAAAGAATGCTTTTACTTATGCGGAGGCGAGACCTGGAATCGATGGTGGATGGATGGGTGTTTGACAAAAAGGGAAAGAGCACTTGAGATGCCCTTTCCCCAGTACTGCAACAGCCCTTGCCAAGCCTCTCCTTGCCGCGCCGCGCCCCGCCGGGCCCCGCCGGGCCGCGCCCGGCCCAGGCCTTTTGAGGAGGCGCTTAAAGATATATTATGGGTAAAAGCCAAGCAAATTTATTTGTTTGTATAAAAAGGGTCAACCCGCCCGAGTTCATTTGTGGATTCCCGGAGTGCGAGAATTCCTATACAGACGGTCGTTGCAAGCTATCGACGGAGGAGCCAAAAACCTGCGAAATCAGGTTAGAAAGATTAAAAAAAGAGCCTGATGGACCCGCGGAGTTTTATGGGGCGTGGCTTGCGATTGTAAATAAGCATCATGGTGATCCATATTGTCCAAAGGGAGGTATTCATGAGCGCAAAGGGAAATGGTAGACAAGAGGCAATCAAGTCGGCAATGCAGCACGGAAACAAGCTTGGGGCAGGGGCCGCGAAGAGGCGGTCAAGTCATTTGACTAAACCAGAAAAGGTGCATGTTGTCATGAAGGAATTTCAGCGTGGTACTTTACATTCTGGTGGAGGCGGGATCGTAAAAGACCGGAAGCAGGCGATCGCGATCGCGCTTAGCGAGGCGAGAAAAGGTAAAAAGTGAAATTCCCGTGCCAAAAATGTGCGGCTTGTTGCCGTCAGGTCGGAAAAACCGTTGTCGCAGCAAAAATTGCGATCGAAAACCAGGAAACAGAGCAGGTTGCTTCTCGGACAAAAGACGGCAATACTTTATACGCTCCTGTCTCCACAATCAACCCGATTTTGCCTATTTTATATGCTTTGGAAGCTTTTCCGTATGATTTTGATGAGTTGGGGTGCTGTGATAAGCTTAATAAAGACACCAATTTATGTACAGTTTACAATCGCAGGCCTGGGATTTGTCGTGTTAATTGGGTCTGGAGTAAATTTTTCTCGAAAATAGGGAAACTGGATTATTATGCAATGAACTTGAAAAGTTGTCATAAGTTACAAGATCGATTAAAGCTAAAATCATAATAACTTGTTAATTTTTTAATCAACTTTATCGCGGAGGGTTAAATGGCAGAAAAGCGTGAGCTATGCCCCAGCAGCTTGGACAGGCCGGTCCTACTACAGGTTCTCAAAGCGAATATCCAAAGAAGTCTGCCCCTAAAGAAGTCACTTCTGAGACTCCCGAAAGTCAGTCTGAGGAAGATCTAGAAATTTTAGAGGAAGCCCGCACAAGATTCCGATATTGCAACGAGTATTCGGCCCAAATTCGCGCCGAAGCGAATGAAGATTTGTCATTTCTGATGGGCAATCAGTGGAACTCGTTGATTTTACGGGAAAGAACAGAAGACAGGCGTCCAGCTTTAACGGTAAACAAGCTACCCGTTTTTGTCAACCAAGTAGTCAATGATATCGTCCAGAACCGTCCTCAAATTAAAATCCGACCGAATACAAATTCGATAAAATCTGGTCCCGCCACAGCAGAAGTTGTTGGTGGCCTTATTCGTCACATTTGCCAGTCGACTGATGTTAAGTCCGCTCAGGACACGGCCGTTCGTTATGCGGTTTCTTGTGGACTCGGATTTATGAGAATCCGCACCGATTATTGCAACAACATGTCTAACGATCAAGAAATAATTGTCGAACGGTTGGAAAATCCTCTTTCCGTTTATGTCCCAATTCCGCTTTGCAAGGCCCAGGATTGGTCCGACATGCCATATGCGTTTATTCGCAGTCGCATGAGCAAAGATGAGTACAAAGACACCTACGGCGAGAAGGCCCAGTCGGATATTGATAAATGGGAAGGTCAGGGTATTGGAGATACCAACTGGAACGAAGAGAATATGGTTTGGCTCGCGGAATATTACAGGGTTGAGGAAGAAGATGCTACGCTGTATCAGCTGTCAAACGGGCAGTTTATCTTAAAGGGTGAGGATGAAGAGTTCTCGGCCGAGGAATTAGGGGATTTGACGATTGTAAATCAGCGTCCGAGCAAAAAGCATAAGGTTATGTGGTATTTAATGACTGAAAATACGATTCTTGACCGTACAGAGTTTCCAAGCAAATACATACCAATCATACCAGTTTTAGGCCAGGAACTTTGCGTTGACGGTCGCATGACTTATGTGTCGCTTGTAAGGAACGCGAAAGATCCGCAGCGATATTTGAATTACATGAAAAGCATGGAGGCGGAATCTATTGCCCTGGCTCCCAAAGCCCCGTGGTTAGTCCCTGCTGGCTCCATTGAGGGGTTTGAAAACCAGTGGAAAATTTCCAATACAAAAAATGTTGCATATCTCGAGTATAATGTTTTGCCAAATGCTCCGCCTCCGCAGCGTTTGAATCCTCCTGAGATTCCTGCGGCAGCGATGAACAGCATACGCGAAGCGAACGACGACATCAAGGCGACGACGGGAATTTTTGATGCTTCTCTCGGTAATCGAGGGAACGAGACGTCGGCCAGGGCCATCATAGCACGTCAACGGCAGGGCGATACGGCCACTGCACATTTTAGCGAGAACTTGGCCCGGGCCATTCGACAGATGGGAAGAATCTTCATTGATGTCATCCCAAAAATTTATAATGTCCCGCGGTCGATCAGAATTTTGGGTGAGGACATGTCCGACGATATCGTTCTTGTCAATCAGCAGCATCAGAATGCTTACGGTGATGATGTCCTGTATGACCTGACGGTTGGTGATTATGATGTTACGGTTGATGTCGGCCCGTCTTTTGAAACAAAAAGAATTGAAACTGCACAGAACTTGATAAATGTTATTCAGGCGATTCCTCAGATCGGGCAGGTCTGTTCCGATATTCTCGTTCGTAATCTGGACTTTCCAGGTGCGAGCGAACTTTCTAAGCGTTTGCTTAAGACAATTCCGCCTCAGCTTCTTGAAACGGACAAGCTTGGAGAGGGTATTGATGAGAATCAGGTTCGACAGATTGTTAAAGACCTGCAACACCACATTGCTGAGAATCAGATGCTAAAAGAGCAAGCACAACAGCTTGGTCAGCTTATACAGCAGCTGCAGGCTTCTCTTAAGGACAAATCGGAAGACAGGCAAGTCAGGGTCGAAACCGCGGCCATGCGTGCCGCGAGTGAAGTTAATAAGGCTCAGCTCGGACTGCAGTCTGCTCAGGTGCAAGCACAGACAAAATTGACAACTCATGCCGTAGATTCGGCAATTAATCTCTCCCAGCAGGCACCGGGGCCAGCTGGCGTGCCTCCAACACCAAATCCCGCGCAGCAAGGAGCACCAACATGGGCTCAATAGCCAATTTGACAGAAGAAAGACCGATGGGCACAGTGACCGAAGAGGAACTGCAGCCAATCGAGGGAGTAGAAGAACTGAATAAAGTACCTCCTCAGAAAGCAGGAGAAAAACCTGAAGAGGCGGAAGAGAAGCCTGTTGACGAAACAGAGAAGCCTGTTGAGGAAAAAAAGCCTGTAGAAGAGAAGAAGGAAAATCATTTTGAACGCAGACAGCGTCGTCTTTTGCAGGAGCGGGCAGAGTTCAAGGCCAAGGCTGAGCTTTATGAAAAAATAATTTCAGGACAGCAGCAGGTTGCCCAGTCAGGAAAGCCTGAGCGGGCCCAGTTTCAGGATGACATCAGTTACATGGAAGCCTTGACGGATTGGAAAGTGGATCAGAAATTGGGGACCGTCAGGCAGGAATTGACGCAGCAGAATGCACAGTCAGCAGTTGTCAACGAGTGGAACCAGAAAGTGACAACTGCCAGAGCTCTGTATCCGGACTACGACGATGTCATGGCCGACGCTGACGATGTGCAGCTTACGCAATCTGTTCAGGATTCGATAATGGATAGTAAGTATGGGGCCGATATTGCTTATTACATGGCCCAAAATAAAGACGATGCTCAGCGAATTTTGTCTTTACCCCCTAAAGCCGCCGATCGAGAGATCGGACGCATAGAGTCGTATATTGAGCAGAGTCTTAAAAGTAAACCTGCGGTGCCGCCAGTGAGTAATGCACCAAAACCAGTTCAACCGCCAAGAGCCACAAGCTCAGGACTCACGCGAGATTTGGAAAAGATGAGCCCTGCGGAATTCGCTTCATACAGAAACGAACAAATCCGCAAGAAAAAACAACGGTAAAAACAAAGGAACTTTATTATGGCAGGCAACGCGTTTCTATCACCAACAGTGATCGCGAAGGAAATCCTTCGCATCCTGCACAATAACATCACATTCACAAAAGGCGTGAACCGTCAGTATGACAGTTCGTTCGCCAATAGTGGTATTACCGTCTCGGGTAAGGCGGGACCGAGTCTTCGTGTTCGTAAACCAAATCGGTTTACGGTCACAGATGGTGCCGCTCTTGTAGTGCAAGACTTGACAGAGGATTATGTTACTGTGTCTATGACGACCCAGAAGCATGTCGCGATGAAATTCACCTCTCAGGACTTGACACTCACGATTGATGACTTTTCGGAACGTAATATAAAGCCCGCCGCACTGGCTCTTGCTTCCAAGCTTGACCAGGACGGTTGTAATTTATATAAGACCGTCTACAATTCAGTCGGAACCCCTGGCGTTACTCCTCAGTCAGCTCTTGTTTATCTCCAGGCCCGTGCAAAGCTTGACAACTACACATGCCCGAGAGATGACATGAGAACCGCATGTATCAACCCGATCGCGGAAGCGTACACGGTTGATTCACTGAAGACTTTGTTCCACCTCGGCTCGGCTGTCGGAAGTCAGTATGACGCTGGAGAGATGGGCCACGCCTTCGGTCTGAATTTCAAGATGGACCAGAACCTGGCCTCGCACATTGCAGGCGACGCAACAGGTGCTTTGGTTAACAGCTCCAGCCAAACAGGAGCCACACTGTCAATTAAGTCAATCAACGGTGGTACAGGGTCGCAGGTAGTGAAATCCGGTGACATGTTCACAATTCCCGGTGTCTACCAGGTGAATCCTGAAACCAAGGCCACGACAAACGACCTGCAGCAGTTCGTGGTTACTGCTGATTCGACGGCATCTTCGGGATCCATCGCAGCTCTTCCGATCAGTCCGTCGATTGTCATTACAGGCGCAACGCAGACAGTTAATGCGGCACCAGTCGGGGATGTCCATATTGATTTTAATATGGGTGCAACTCCTGGTGTGAGTTATCCGCAAAACATGATCATGCACCGCGACGCATTTACGTGCGTCAGTGCGGATTTGATCATGCCTGACGGGGTTGACTTCAAGGCTCGAGAAGTGAATGACGGGATTTCAGTTCGTATCATCCGTCAGTACAACATAAACGGGGACGAGCTTCCTACGCGTGTTGATTTGCTTTACGGATGGAAAGAGCTGTACCCCTTCTTCGCTGCAAGGCTTTGGGGCTAAGTTTTAAATAAAAGGCTTTTGGGCGTGGCGGTGATCCGATAAAAAGGAGCCGTCCGCTCAAGGCCTTTTCGTGTTTTTGAAAACTAAAAAAAAGGAGAATGTTATGGGTGTCTTCAGAGTAGATGATGGATGCGACCAGGGCGCAAACCTTGGAAAAGCGGGGGGAAAGATCGGATTTTTCGATGTAACTCCTGTTGTAAAGCAGACGGCCCCGACAGTGATAACGCTGTCAACTACGGGCGATGTAGCGGCGGATTCAACAGCTTTACGAAATGCAGTTAATGCGGTTCGTACGGCTGGTGTGAATCTGGGCCTAGTTGCTTAAACTTTGTGGGGTTCGGGCAACCTGAACCCCTTTATCATTTTAACAAAGGAGAATTATGTTCCTCCCGCCTCCGGGTTTGTCTCCCGAGCAGATCAAAGACCTGTACATTAAAAATCCGAATTTTGAGTTCAAAGAATATCCGAAAATGGTCGGAGATGTAATTGTAAAGAGCAGGGAAGAAGAAAATGCGTTGGTGGGAAGAAAAGAACCAAGCTTTGAACATCAAGATTATCCGAAAGTGGTTGGAAGAGTAATTGTAAAGAACAAGGAAGAGGAACAGGCACAGCGAAAGCTAAAACCAGAACCAAAACCTAAACTGAATTTCGATCTTGATTCCCTCTTAGATACCGCAAAAGGTGGAGGGTGTATTAACTGCGAGTAAAAGGAGTCATAGTCATATGTCGCTGAAAGAAACACGGGCATCAGATATAATTTCCAGGGCATTACGATTATTGAGTGTCAAGGCGACAGGAGAGACTCTGGAAGCAGACGAGGCTCTTGATGCGCTACAAAATTTTAATTGGATGTTAGAACAGTTTTCCAACGAACGCCTCATAGTTTACCAAATCAAAAATGAACTCTTCCCGGTCACGGCGGGGACCACGTCTTATACGATCGGCCCGTCCTCTGACGCTGTTTGGCAGACTACCCGGCCATTGATTTCGCAGAACGCCTCGGCGTTCATTCGACAAACGGTAAGTGGCCTTGATACTGATTATATCATGGACTACTACCCTAACGATCGCTTTCAGCAAATATTCCAGAAACAAAAAAAAACGAATTACCCAAACGCGTGGACAAACGACCACGCCTTCCCGATATCTACAATTCGAATCTATCCTCAACCGACGTTGAATTTACAGTTCGGATTGTCGCAGACTGTTCAGTTCGAAAAACTGGATTCTCTTTCTGATGTCATCGCGTTTCCGCCAGGCTATGAGGCAATGCTCGGTTGGAACCTTGCTCTATGCATCGCGCCCGAGTACGGGATTTCTCCCGATGCCTTGCAGGTGATAGCGCAGAAGGCCGAGGAAACGAAAAGGAATATTAAACGGACGAACAGTGAGCCTTTGCTTCTGGCTGTGGACAGGGATCTCTTGACACACGGAATTTACAACATATACGGAGACAGATAAATGAAGTGTTCGTTTATCGGCCCAGTTTTCAAGGGTCGTGCAATAGGAGTTGACGGCCAGGAATGCACCAATTTTTATTTGGAGCAGAACATGATTCCTGAGTCGAAGTCACCGTGGTCCCTGATTGGGACGCCAGGATTGGAGCTTTTCGCTCAGGTTGGAAATGGTCTGTTTCGCGGATGGATTGTTTCTGCCCGTGAGCGTTTACTTATTGCCGT